AACTACTAATCAGGTCATTCTAGCTGGTGAATACAAAGGTATTTACAATCACCTAGAAGTTGAAAACGCTGTGCGTCGTGTCATCCGTGACATTGGCTATGAGCAAGATGGATTCCATTGGGAAACTGCAAAGATACACAATTACATGCATGGACAGTCAGCTGATATCGCCCTAGGCACTGACACATTTGGTGCTGGTGATCAAGGACTTATGTTTGGTTATGCTATCAATGAAACTCCAGATTTAATGCCTAGTGCTATCTACTATAGTCATCAGATCGTAAAAGAATTAACTCTACGTCGCAAAAATGGCGTGACATGGTTGGGTCCAGACGCTAAATCACAAGTAACTATGGAATACAATGATGATGGCACAGTTAGTCGTATCGCTAAGATCGTGTGTTCAACACAACATTCAGCTGACGTAGATATCAATGAAGTACGAGTAGCAGTTGAGAGTTACATTAGAGACGTATTACCTAAGGAGTTAATCGATGCAAGCACTGAGTTTCTTATCAATCCTACTGGGCGTTTCGTTATTGGTGGACCCGATGGCGACACAGGGCTCACTGGGCGAAAAATTATCGTTGATACCTACGGCGGTTATAGTCCTCACGGTGGGGGTGCATTTAGCGGTAAAGATCCTACGAAAGTAGATCGTTCAGCAGCTTACATGGCTAGGTATCTAGCTAAGAATATCGTAGCCAGCAAGGACGCACACAAAGCCACTGTACAGATCAGTTATGCTATCGGTGTTAAAGAACCTACCAGCTTGTTTGTTAAGACTGACAAGGGTATCGAGTTTGACAATACCATCACTGAGTGGATACGTGAAAATGTTGATCTCACCCCAGCTGGCATCATAAATAGATTTGAGCTGTTCCGTCCTATATACAGCGAAACAACTAACTATGGACACTTTGGTAAGGCTAACTTACCTTGGGAAAAGTTAGATTTATTCAAGGATTAATATGTTAGACAAACTCAATAAACTATTAAAAGGTAAGCCAACAAAAAAGGCCAAACCAACTGTTAAAGAAACGGAAGAGAAAAAGTCCAAAACACCTAAAAAGCCCAAGGCATCAGCTAAACCAAAGTTGGATTTATCCAATCCAAAAGATTTGGCTACTAGCAAAGGTGAACCATGGGTCACTGTATTAAGCATGGAACTTGACAAAGACAATCCAAGCCAAGGTGCTTTTGAGTTGGATTGGAATGATATCTTTGTAGCCCGTCTTATCAAAGCTGGCTATCAAGGTAAAACGGATCAAGACATCGTAGATAATTGGTTTAAGGCCGTATGTTCAAATGTAGTTATGGAAAACTTTGAGCAAGAGATGGCAGATCCCAGTAATCGTGTTACCCGCCGTGATCTAGGTAACGGTAGAACGGAAATCAGTTGACTTTCAACACATTTGGTAGTATAATGTTTACATGAGATACTTACTTGTAGACACAGCAAACACATTCTTTAGAGCAAGACATTCAGCACATCGCCAAAGCGACACTTGGGACAAGCTGGGTTTTGCTATCCATGTAACCCTAGCTTCAGTGAACAAGGCATTCCGTGATCAAAAGGCCGATCATGTGATATTCTGTTTAGAAGGACGCAGTTGGAGGAAAGACTTCTATGAACCGTATAAGAAAAATCGTGCGGTGGCCAGGGCCGCCCTTACAGAAAAAGAAGCCGAGGAAGATCGTCTCTTTTGGGAAACGTTTGATACCTTAAAGACTTTCATAGCTGAAAAGACTAACTGCACAGTTTTACAACATCCAGAGCTAGAAGCAGATGATTTAATAGCTGGTTGGATAGCTAGCCACTCGCAAGATCATCATACTATCGTTAGCAGTGACACCGACTTCTATCAGTTACTTGCTGATAATGTTAATCAATATAACGGGATAAGCGATGAACTCCATACCTTGCGGGGTATCTTTGATAAAAAGGGTAAACCTGTCATAGATAAGAAAACCAAAGAACCTAAAAAGATCCCAGATCCCAAATTTATCCTATTTGAAAAGTGTATGCGTGGTGATCCTACAGACAACATATTTTCCGCATTTCCAGGCGTGCGCACCAAAGGTAGTAAGAACAAAGTTGGCCTAGAAGAAGCCTATGCTGACCGTACTACCAAAGGTTATAATTGGAACAACCTGATGCTACAGCGTTGGGTTGACCATAATGGTATTGAGCATCGTGTGTTAGATGACTATGAGCGTAATCGTGTCCTAGTTGACTTAACAGCACAACCAGATGCGATCAAGGTAAAAATAGCAGAAACTATCGCTACAGCTCAAGCACCTAAAAATATCCCAATGGTAGGTGCACAGTTCTTAAAATTCTGTGGCAAGTATGATCTAGTCAAACTCAGTGAAAATGCTAGTAGCATGGCTGAATGGTTGACCGCCAGTTATCCCCAGAAAGAATTGGCATGATCGCAGATAGTAAGTTCCTAGCCTTAGATTTAGAACTTAATCAACCCAGTGGTAAAATCATACAAGTTGGGGTTGCTATAGGCGACAAGCATACTCGTTTTGAAGATTATGTTGTCCGTAAATGGTTCATAGATCCGCAGGAAACCATCAGTGAATTCATCACAGATCTAACAGGTATCACTGATGCTGACATACGTGCTGAAAGTTACAGCCATGAATATGTTGCCCGTGAACTCAGTGAACTGATTAAAGAGCATAAATGCTTTATCAACCCAGTGACTTGGGGTGGTGGTGATAGTGTGGAATTACTAGCTGAATTCAGTAAAAACCATGCAGATTTCCCGCATTTTGGCCGTCGTTGGATAGATGTTAAGACCTGGTATACATACTTGATGCTGACACGTGGTAAAGCGCCTAGTGGTGGATTAGCGTCAGCTATGGGCTACTTCAAACTACACTTCAAAGGTAAGGCACATCGTGCAGATGTAGATGCGGCTAATACACTGGCACTATTTTTCAAATTGTTAGAACGACAAGCTCAATTAGAAAGCATATTAGACAGTGCAAAAAATATTTGACATTTACCAAAAACCTAAATATAATAGTATGATAAGGAAAGAATATGGAAAAGAAACTTTGGGATAGCATAGACAGTAGCATATTAAAAAGTCTACCTAATGCCGCACGAGGATATGAACAGCGTATCAGTGTACCAGAATTTACATTCTTAGGTGGCGCTAATCAACCTGACTTTGGTGATGTTACTATTTGGTTCTATGGCAATGAAAAGACTATTGAACTTAAAAGTCTTAAACAATATCTGTTCCAATACCGTGATACTAGATTAAGCTATGAACGAGCATTAGATGTTATGTATAAACATCTTAAAGAAGTATATGCTCCAGATCGTATTCGTATTGAAATTGATTATCGCCCACGTGGTGGTATCAGTAGTAAAATGACAGTAGACAGTGATTGGGGTCATCTTGGTGGCACTGATCAAATTTGGCAACATCATAAGGATTAATGTATGGCAAGAGCTAAACAAGTTATAACTGAAGAAACAAAACAAAAAATGAGAGCAAGTCAATTAAAAAGATGGGAGAAACGTAATGGGATATAAATGGGTGATAGATAAAGAATTTCACTTTGAGATGGGACATCGTGTTTGGGCACAAAAATTAAATCGCCCAGATTTAAGTATTGAAACAGAGTGTGCATGTAAAAATTTACACGGACATTCTTATGCTATCAAAGTATTCTTAGGTGCAGATACCTTAGATCAAAGTGAAATGGTCACAGACTTTAAGAACTTAAACTTTATGAAAGAGTTTGTAGATAATGTATTAGATCATAAGTTTATGATTGATGTAAATGATCCCAACTTTGAAATTATCACAAATCTACGCAGAGCTGATTTACCTGTAGATATCACAAACTTTACACATCTAATATCAGTTATTCCAGAAGCATCAAATTATCATGTTGAATTACATGATGCATTGATATTACATTGGGGTGGTTTTGTATTAGTAAATTTTGTTCCTACAAGTGAAAACATCTGTAAGTATTTGAAACATTATGCCCAAGAGCGTATTGGTGATTTTGCTAAAGTGACCGCAGTAGAACTTTGGGAGACTAAAAAATCTCATTGTAGGTACGAAGACCAATGATAGTCACAGAACGTCCAGGGAAGTTTAAGACCAGAATAGAAATTGATTGGAACTATTATGACCCTACCCATTTAGATAGATGGTGTATGGAAAATTTTAATTGGCAAAAAGATTTTATTTACAAAGCCATACGAAATGCTGACTATGATTATAATCATTACTATTATTTTAGATGTCAAAAAAATGCTATGATGTTTATACTGAAATGGAGTAAAAAATGACATCAACTGTATTAATCTTACTAGCACTGTTTGGCATCAA